TCCAACTTGGCCCGCCACCAGTCAGCCACAAGGGACCAACCACAGGCGCGCACCATCGGCGTCGGAGAAGGAGAGGGGAGCTTGAGTTTCCCCGGTTTCATAGCCTTTGGTCGAGACGGTTTGTAGTATCCCCCGAGTGCCCAGTACAACTCGTGCGACATACGAGATATATGCGCACGCACCACTCGGTTTGGAACGTAGACGGCCCCCGGAGGGGAAGACTCATGACGATATCCGAGAGGAAAATCGTAACCAGCCTCCACACCGCTACGCACCATCTCAAACTGCCGCGGGTCGGCAGGAGAATAGAATACATCAACACGTCTCGCATACTTGGACGGGTCAGCTGCCCCGAAAAGCAGTGTGTGCAGTTGTGCGCGGACAAGCCCGGGAACGTCGCCAACCCTGTTAGATGGGTGGCCAAGCCCTCCAAGAGCTGCAGGCAACTCTGGAGGGCGCCCAAGCCGTCGAGCCTTGGCGCGCGCGCCTTTACACAGGACTCGGGCAACGCGTCGAAGACGCTTCCACTGAGATGGAGCGTAGTTGCCCTTGTCCATGACCCCATTACCGTCTCTCATGAATTGCTTCAGAGGATAAGGGTTGAACCAGTGACACTTGCCGCTGTCACCATCTGCAACGCCAAAGACCTCGCAGAATGTCCAACCCTTCTTACCCCAGAACGACTTCCTCGGATGCAATCCAGAACCTATCGCCTCTACGCGTCGGCGATATTCATCAACTGCCTGCTGCCTGGTAACGGCAACGACGTCATCGCCGCAGATGGCGACGTTCGGACCAAGCGAAAGACAGGCCCATCCATTAAGAAGGCTGAGGATAGTGAACGACAACGGAGTGCCCATAAGGCATCCCCTCTCCATGGGGACACGAACAACATCCTCAGTTCCCACCTTCATACGGATGACAGGCAGTTTGAGAACCTCTTGCCATTGTGTTTCGGTGAAAGACTTCCGATAGTACCTCACATGATGCTTCGTCGGCCCAACGCCAAGGGATTGGGCAGCCGCTTCAAGGTACAGGTCGGGGAGACCCGCCTTGCCAAGACCGCGGAGAACGGCCTTAATTGCATCATGTGCGAAACCGTCAGTCGCCTTAGTCAAGTCGGCACTAAGATAGTGCTGATCACCGCTCAACGATCCTGCGAAACCGCGGACGCGCCCCGAGTCTTCACGCCTAGTCTGGAAGTCGACTATACGCTTATCGTCTTTCCTAAGACGCGGGAACACGGCCTTTCGCACAAGATCGCCTGCAGTAAACACAGAGGCGGGGGGGACGGTAATGACACGCACCTTACAGCCCTGCTCGGAAATAGGAGTCGCCACGTGCACAGGCACGTTCTCGTGCGACCATCCGAGAGTGCTGAATTTCTCCATCGACAACAAGGTTCCATAACCTTGCAGAAATTCAGGGTACTCACTCTCATCA